TTATGATTGAATCATTAGGCTTAGCACATCGGGGAGATGTGGGGGAGGATCAACGGCCCGCGGTGCATGACCAAAAGCGGGCGCGCTTAGCACATCGGGGAGATGTGGGGGAGGATCAACACGGGACGTCCATACGCAAAAGGGGCCAAGCTTAGCACATCGGGGAGATGTGGGGGAGGATCAACTTCACGCGCTCCATAACGTCAGCTATCCGAGCTTAGCACATCGGGGAGATGTGGGGGAGGATCAACTCCGGGGTCGCGAGCCTTTTGCCCGGTGTAGCTTAGCACATCGGGGAGATGTGGGGGAGGATCAACAAAAGAGACGGCGCTGAAAGAGGTTAAGGAGCTTAGCACATCGGGGAGATGTGGGGGAGGATCAACTGCCGCAATCGCCGAAAAGGAGGGCATCCGGCTTAGCACATCGGGGAGATGTGGGGGAGGATCAACTAAAGGCGTTATTATACTTGCCAAACCCAGTCGGATATGTGGTAGACTCTCAGGAACGTGAGCATGGGCAGACTCGGGCATGGCTGGCAACGCACTTTACTATGGGAACAATATCGACGTGCTCCGGGAGAGCATCGCGACGGAGAGCGTGGATCTTGTTTATTTAGACCCGCCTTTCAACTCGAACGCCAGCTACAACCTGCTGTTTAAGTCGCCTACGGGTAGCGGCTCGCAAGCGCAGATTGAGGCGTTTGAGGATACTTGGCACTGGGGCTCGGAGGCTGAGGCCGCTTTCGAAGAGGTAATACGCTCTGGCAATACGAACGCTGCTGACATGCTTCGGGCTATTCGGAGTTTCCTCGGTGAAAGCGACATGATGGCATACATTGCCATGATGGCAATCCGCCTAATTGAGCTTCATCGAGTTCTAAAGAAGAATGGGTCAATCTACCTTCACTGCGATCCTACCGCCAGCCATTATCTACGGGTCCTAATGGATGGGGTTTTTGGTGCTATAAATTTTCGAAACGAAATCGTCTGGAAGCGAAAGTCAGGACGTGGTGAAACCAATCAAGAACCTAGGCGCTTTGGTGCAACTACAGATACCATTCTTTTTTACAGTAAGAGCCCAAGCGCGTTGTTCCACAAACAACACCGGCCCAATGACCAGAAATACATTGATGCCAAGTTCACGCATAAAGAGCCTGATGGGCGCGTATACAGATTAGCGGATCTTAGCAGCCCTTCTTTTCGGGCAAATCTTCGCTACGAATATAAAGGTTTTTCGCCGCCGGATAAGGGTTGGGCGGTGTCTTTGGAAACGATGCGAAGAATGGACAGTGAAGGTAGACTCCACTTTCCTTCCGATTTTACGAAGCGCATTCAACGGAAGCGATTCTTTGATGAGTTAGAAGGAGAGAACGTTGATTCGTTGTGGGATGATATTCCTCCAGTAAATCCAATGGCCCAAGAACGGCTGGGTTATCCCACGCAAAAACCAATGGCTTTGCTTGACCGCATCATCTCTGCTTCGTCGGATAAAGGTCAGGTTGTTCTTGATCCTTTCTGCGGGTGTGGAACAGCAATCCATTCTGCGCAGAAATTGGGCCGTCATTGGGTCGGTATAGACGTGACGCACCTTGCAATCAGCCTCATCGAACGCCGCTTGAAAGATGCTTTTCCAGGTATCGCTTTCGAGGTCCACGGCACGCCATCAGACATTGAGGGAGCGCGTGACTTAGCATTGCGAGATAAATATCAGTTTCAATGGTGGGCCGTATCTCTGATTGAAGCCCAGCCTTACGGTGGAAAGAAAAAGGGCGCAGATGGTGGCATTGATGGCCTAATCTACTTCCGGTCTGATGCTAAGACTACTGAGCGAGCCATCGTAAGCGTCAAGGGTGGGGGCGTTAGCGTCCCAATGGTGCGTGACCTCAAGGGCGTGTTGGACCGGGAGAAGGCGCCGATAGGGGTGTTCCTGACTTTGGAACCGCCCACGAGGCCCATGCAGAAAGAGGCCGCGTCGGCTGGTTTCTACACTCTTGGAGAACGCCAGTATCCGCGCCTGCAAATCATAACCATTGAACAGGCACTGCGTGGTGCAAAGCCAGCAATACCTTTGATTGACACGGGAGCAGCGTTCAAGCGTGCGCCCCGCGAAGTGCGCGGAGACCAAACCAGTCTCCTCTGACTAATCGGTCGGCTTCTCGTCTTTCGGTTTCTGCTTCGCGATCACTCTGAGCTTCTCGTCAAACGCCGCTTCGTCCTCGTCGCACTCTAGGGCGCGGGCGGCTTCCTTGAATCGCTCAATTTGCGTCGGATTAGTTGGTTTACTTACTGATCCGCCGTTGCTGACGCTAACTCCAGTTCGAAGTCCGCTTTGGCGGGATCTGTTTCCGCCTTCTTGCCGCCGCTCTCTCGCTCCTTCTTTCGGAAGCTTCGATTTGGATACCATTCTGCCAATCCCCATTGACCTCGCGAAACACGAACAATATCGCCGACGGATGCAAACCGTCGGATCAACACAGAGCTAACTGTATTGGCTGGATCGCTAGAGTTCATTGCTAGGCCGCCAGCTTGCAGTCCGCTGGCAATCTCGGCGCTGCTTAAGGTCCGCCTTCTGGCAGCAAGAAACCGCTTGGCTGCCTCCGCAATGCTCATGCCCAGAAATAGCCCAGCAGATGCCGCTGCGGACTCGCCGGCTGGAGTTTCAAGTTCAGTACTTCCGCCAACGTTCGATCCAGTGCCTCGAACAGATTCAAGGCCTCGAATCAACCTGTCGATTTCCTCGCGTCTTACACGAAGGTCAGCGAGGACCACGGCGTACGGGTCCTTCGCCGAGTTTTCATCAGCCATAGTTGCCGACTCCCGTCTAATTTGATAAAAGGGAGCCGTCCGGTAGGGGTTTCCCTGATCCGGACGGCGCCTAAGGTCCTAGGACCTCAGGGGCATTGCGCCCCCTTCTAGGATTTGGCCGTCATCTTCTAAAACCTCTCCGCATCAGTCCGTGCCAGGACGAGGGGTAGCGACACGCCAAGTTCTAGCTTGGCGTGTCGCTTGTAGGGCGATTCCCAAAAAACCGTCAAGCTGAAACCAACCACAACCCGACGTTCGTCAATTTCGAACACGGTGGTGTGCTGTTTTAGGATTCCTTGCGGTAAATCAAACTGTTAGCTCGCGTCAGGTTTGCGATATGTAAGCCGCTTACCCACAGCTCCCATCAGCGCCGCATTAGTCCGCTGAGCATCATCCACTCCAAGCCGAATGCGGTTGTTGTAGCGGAAATCAAATTCCGTCACGTAGCGGTGAAGGTGCTTCTCGCCGCAGTGTTGGTAGACGCCCTTCATGCCGCGCTTGAAGACGCTGTAGAAGCCTTCGACCGTGTTGGTGTGAATATGACCGCGGACATATTCGCCCGCGCCGTGGCGCGTAAAACCATGCTCGGCAAAATGCTTGGCCAGATGTGCATACTGGCCAGCCTCATCCGTCATGACCGACGTGCCGGGCAACACGTGCGCCTTGATGATCGGCAAGAGATCGGCGGCGCTGGTGCCGTCAACATGGAAAGAGCGAGACGAGCCGCCACGCTGCACGAGTGTTAGAACCGCATGCTTGTGGGCGTATCCACGGCGAACGGGCTCGCCTTCCTTCTTGCCGATGAACGTCTCGTCAATCTCGACCGTAACGCCCTCACCGCCCATCGGAGGAAGCGTGCCAGCCGTCATGGCTTCGCGGAGGCGATGAGACATGAACCAGCCAGTCTTTACCGTGACGTCAAGCGTGCGAGCCAGTTGGTTGCTGCTAATGCCTTTCTTGGAGGAGCACATCAGGTAAGCCGCCTGTAGCCAGACGTGCAGTTTGATGTGACTGCTCTCAAACACGGTGCCGACCGTCACGCGGCTCTGCTTGCGGCAGGCGTAGCACTTGTAGAGGCCGGGGCGGGTTGCGTTGCCGCCCATCAGCTTCATGCGATCGATAGAACCGCAGTGCGGGCAGACCGGGCCGTTGGGCCAGACAAGACTCTCAAGCTTCGCGTAAGCGGCGGCTTCGTCTTGAAAATACGCGGCATTGAGAACGCTGGCCATCGGTTTTTCCTCTTGATGGCGCTAACCTATATCTGGTGGGTGGGTTTGGCAAGTATAATAACACCCAACTAAAGAGGGGACGACTCCAAAGACTGTCACGCTTAGCACATCGGGGAGATGTGGGGGAGGATCAACGACACGACTCAACTCATTCGCATCGCAGCCGCTTAGCACATCGGGGAGATGTGGGGGAGGATCAACTGGTGTTCCTGGAGAACGACCGCAAGCTCGGCTTAGCACATCGGGGAGATGTGGGGGAGGATCAACTCGTTCCGACAAGATGAATAATGCCCAAAAGCTTAGCACATCGGGGAGATGTGGGGGAGGATCAACATCAGCGCTCTCTCATGTTGATACGGACGGGCTTAGCACATCGGGGAGATGTGGGGGAGTATCAACTTGGACGAAGGGAATATACATCTTGTTGCTGCTTAGCACATCGGGGAGATGTGGGGGAGGATCAACTTCCAGACCTCGTTGTCGTTCTCGGCCGAGGGCTTAGCACATCGGGGAGATGTGGGGGAGGATCAACACGTTGCGTTCGTCTTGCGCACGGCGAGCAGCTTAGCACATCGGGGAGATGTGGGGGAGGATCAACAAGAAAGGGCGGCAATGTTTATCCGCGAGTGCTTAGCACATCGGGGAGATGTGGGGGAGGATCAACTACCTGGCCGCGCAGTAGCTCAGGGCGCTTAGCACATCGGGGAGATGTGGGGGAGTATCAACACGAAGCCATTCGAATGCAACCGGCAGTCAGATTAGCGTATCAAAGCGTCACACGGCTTCTTAATTCCCAAAATGTCCCTTTCGGGCGGTGCGTGTGGAGAAACGACAGTCGCCATAATGCGATTTGCCATCGGGTCGCTCCCGAATTCAAAGGCGCTTCGCTTTGTCTCCGTGTTTTTTGCTGGCAAGCGCCGTTTGCGCGAAACTGACGGCGCGCCGCACCCGTCGCAGAACGATCTGGTGCTGCCGATCGGCGAGCGCCAGCTTGCGAGCAACCTCCATGAGGGTGCAATATTCGAACGAGCGTGATGGCGGATTTCCGGGGAACTTGGGCATCTACTCGCTTAAGCTCCGCTCTCGCTGCCAAGGCTGTCGTGCGGGGCGCTTGTCGTAGAGATCCGCCGCGAGACGCAGCAAGCCGCCTTCCAGCCGCCAGAAGGCCATCTGAAACGCGGTCGTGTCCTCCCGGCAAGCCGCAACCTCGACGGCCAACCAGAGGCGGCAGATGTCGTTCTCGTCGATCATGGGCGAAATTAGTGCAGTCTCGGAATGGAAGTCAAGCGGGCTTCATCAGTTGCCCCGCTCGTCGCGTGGTGCGAGCCGCCAGCCCGCGGCCTCGATCGCCTGCAGCACCTCCCTTGCGGCGATCTTGCCGACCGGCGCCGGGGCAGGATGCTCATAGACCACGAGGGCGATGGCCCGGCCGATCTGCCATTCGAGCATGTCGAGGGGGATGGGGCGGGTCATGGCTTCATCCAAGCGCGCTTGATAAGCGAGGGAACGCCCCAAATCCCGACAGTGATACCAACCGCAGCAACGCAAGAAGTCCAATTGTCTGCGCAGCCATGAGCGGCCAGCAAAATAACGCCACAGACGCCGACAAAGGTTGCCCAGAACGATACCAACATCACTCCCGCTCCCTGATCGCGGCGGCAACCGCGCGTCCGAGTGGTGTGATGGTCCAAGCCCCATCACTAAAACCTACGAGGTCCAAGCGCGCCAAGATGCCAAAGCCATGCACCTTCCACGAGTAATCGCGTTCTTCCAAAAGCCCCACAAGAAGCCTAGCGCGGCGTGACAGGCTCGCCGCGATCACAGCGGGGTCGGGCGTCATGGCTTCACGCCCTTCCTTGAGCGCGGGAAGCGCCGCTGAAACTCAGTCGGCTCATCGAATGGGCATGGGTCGCTGTGGTGCCGACGCCATTTCACCTCAATCCCGTCCGGGAGATCGGCGGGGCACCCAGACCCGATGTAAGTTTGGATTTTACGAGCTCATGTTAACAGGGCCTTGTCATCGTTGTGCGGGCAGTAGTCGTGGTTGATCTCGACTAGGCTGCGCTGGCTCACGTCCTCACCTCCCGCGCGCCCGTGCCGTTGTAGCCGTCACCTGGGCAATCACACGTAAGATATCCGCCTTGACCGCGCTCTTCATTACCGCAGACATAGCAAGGCTTATCTTCGCTATCCGGCTCCTCCACGCGCCACCCGGCCTCGCGGAGGAGCGCAGCGGCGGCGGGGATGGAGCGAGAGGAGTTCCAGCATGCGAGCCAAGCAAGTAAACAGACCCCACGGGACTCGCTGACACCGAATGCTGTTTGCCACCAAGCCTCGAACTCTGCACGGGCCGCCGTGTCATCGCTACTCATGTGGCTGCTCCAGCGCGCCGCGATTGCTCAAGCGCGAAACGCGCCTTAGCCGCAAGAGTCCCAGCGCAATCCTGATCACTCGTGTAAAGCTCTGATTTCGCCTCCCAGCACTCGTTTATGTTCTGAAGCGCATGCTCCAGAACCTTTATGCGCGCATCCCTCTCGCCTAACAGCCCGTCGTAATGGCTGATTTGCTCGTCCTGAGACCGGCTCCACGCGGCGATCTCGGCATCCCGCTCGGCAATGATGGCCAACAATTGTGCAACGTGGTCTTGGCCCTCTTTCGCAGCAGCGTCCAGGGCCGCGTCCGACATAACCACGAGATCGATCATGAAACGGCTCCGATCAGTGTTGGACGGTTTGCAGAATGTGGCCTACCTGGGATTCGACGCCAACCCGCACATGCCGGTTCATGACCTCAAGCACTTTCTCAACGAAATCATGTTCCTCGCCGCGCGCACTGTTCACAGCGAGAAAGGACAAGGTCAGCACGATAACCGTTTCCAGCGTGCAAAGCACATCGGGCCAGTCATGGCCTAATTGCTCGCTTTCCTTGACGATCGTTGTAAACGCCGCAATCGCAATGTCTGAACTTTGCTGGCTTCTCTGCGTCATGACGGGTCGCTTGGCTGATCCCAGACAGGGGGCTCTTCCACAGCCAACGGCGCACTTTTGACGAAAGTCGCGCGTTTTGACTCCAAAGCGCCCTCCACCATCTTTATAAGCATCGGCTTGTCACCTCTCTCAGCGGCTTCAATCGCCGCCATCAGGCGGGGCACCGACGCATCCAAGGCCTCAAATTGCAGTTCGGTCTCGACCCTCGCCAGCTTGCGCACGATCCAATTGACCTTATCGCGTAACGGGTCGGCGTTCAAATCGACGATCTCAGCCTCAGCTGGCTTCGCCGGCGGTTCGACCGGCACCGGCTCCGCGTCGATCGTCGGTCCCGAAAAGCTTTTGCCCTCCATCTCCTCGGCGGTGTTGCCGCCGCCGGTCTCCTCCGGAAACGCCATGCGAAGCGCCTGGCTCTCGGCACACTTTGCCAGCTGCCCATACGGACGGCGCCGCCACATCGCATTTGGCGCAGCGGTGTCCGCTTTGGCTGTGGCGTAGTTCTCCAGCCAGAATTCCTTCGCGACGAAATCGTATTCCTTGCCTTGGATCAGGCGCTTGACCGTCACCTTGCACCAGACCGGGAACTTGGTCTGCACCCCGCCCAGGTCCATGACCATCTCGGGTCCGAATTCGGGCTCGCTCTTGCCGACATACTCGCCCGTGCGCGCCGCATCCGTGCGGTAGCTGTTCACACCCGGCATCAACACATCAACAAGCGACCGCAATTCCTTGTTCCAAAGAGGAACAATGTGAACGGGCTTCTTCATCGGATCGATGCCGCGGGCTTTGCAGTAGCCGAGAACAAGCTTGACGCTTTCGATCTTGGCGCCCGGATAGAGGCTGTTGCGCAATACCTCGATCAGCTCGCCTTCCGGGATCGAAAAGGCAACCGCCTGGTTCTGCTTCACGAGGCTGTTCATGACATGACCTTTTTTCGTGGTATGATCTTCAAAACGCTCTCGCCGCCGTTGCTGAGCGTCGCGCCCTCGACAATCCGACCGCGCCGCAACTCCGCGCCGATCGCGCCGCGATCTGGCGTCGGCTTGCCGAACAGGTCAGGGCGCGCTTTGGCCAAAGCGTCGCGATCGGTGATCGTCACAGTGCGCGGTCCGTCCGCGAGCGTGACCGTCAGCACGTCGCCGCCCAAGTTCCAGCACCCCGCATCAAGCATGCGGTCGCGCAACGCGCTCCGCGCTGCATGCGCCGCCTCTTTGGCGGCTTCCTCCAGGGCCTCAACAGCCAAGATCAGCGTGGCCGCGGACAGGATCGCGTCGCTGATATGCTGTGCCATCCCCATCGCGCTCTGCGCCTGGCGGACGGATACCACTGCGCCGGCGAGCGGACGGATCGCACCCAAGAGCAGATCCCGCAGCTGATCGGCGGCGCCTTCGTTGGTGTTCGCGCTCAATCCAGCCCCCGCAGCATGTCGTTTCTGGTCTGAGCCGCAAGAACGTCCGGCGAATCCTCACACTCATCTCGGCGATCGGCGATCACCTCCAGCCCCCCCAACAGATAGTCATGCGACAAGTCGGCAATCCCGCCGCGCAGGCCGTGGAGATTGGCGAGCACGTCTTTGTCCGCGCAGACGCAGGACGCGCGATCAATGAGATTGATCAAGGTGAGGAAGCTGCAATTGATGACGGCCGACAGCCTTCGGATGTCCGCCGGTTGCACCGGATCACACCTTGAATTGTCGGACGTTTTCCGCCGGACGCACATAAGCCGCCGGCACCGTCAGCGTGGCGCCGCCGTCGACTTCGACGAGATAGCTGATCGGGATGCGGCGCTGGAACGTGCCGCCGCGCACCGTGCCAAAGCCCCAGAAGTCGCCGACACAAAAACATCGCCAAGGATCGGGCTCGGGCACGTAGCGATCCGCCCAATAATCGTCGAGCGAAATGACAGGCGCGGGGTCCGGTGCCATGGCGATCTCCCTCAAGGCGAGGGAATGTGGGTTAAACCCACATCTGCGTCAATCGCAAATCGCCGGATGTGGGGAAGTGAGTGATGACACCCCACATCGGAGCGTCCTGGATCGCAAGCCATGCGTATTTCTACGAGTGACGCGCGAGAAAGTCACACCAAAGTGAGGCTATGCGTCGAACGCCGGTGCGCGCGTCGCGCCATGCGTTTGTTCAAGGTTGTCAGAGGATGGAGTCATGCTCTGAACGCGCGCGCGGAGCATGAGTAACAAGTGCTTAGCCTCTGGTTCTGGCAAACGACGGTAAGCTGAAAGCAAAAGTGCCTCATCCCGAGTTTGCGTAGAGACCGAGCGAACCGGCGGGGTCCCTGCACCCGTTGTCAACCAATCCAATGAAACGTCATAGTAATCGGCAAGTTTCATCAATAAAATCTTCCCAGCATGATCTTTTTCGGTTTCAAGTCTTGAAAGATAGGAACGGGCTATGCCAACGGCATAAGCGACCTCTTCTTGAAATAATCTACGCTCTTTTCTGAGAGACTTCAAACGATCTCCAACACTGGTCATTCGTCTGCCCACCATCAAGTGTTCGCACAGAACGATATCATAGACACAGATTAGACACGGGTGGGAGCCCTACACTTGGCCACTTGACCGGAATGTGGGGATACCCCACGCTTGTGTGATGAGCATCGTGGACGTTCCCGACCGATGAGCAAACGCCACATCCACGATGAGCGCATCCGCGCCTTGGCTGCCGAGGGCGCCACTCTCTCAGAGATCGCGCGCGCGATAGAGCGAACGAAGTCCGTCGCGCACGCCCATCTCAAGCGCCTCGGGATCGACTACGCACGGGGCAAAGCCGGGCGAAAGCCCGGCGGCATCCAAGACGAGCAGGTGCGCGCCCTCTATGACCAAGGCGCCAGCATTCCGGAAATGATGCGGGCCACCGGCATGTGCCGCGGCGGCGTCTACAACGTGCTCGACCGCCTCGGCATTCAGCGCCCGCACCGAAACGGCCCGTCAGCCCGCATGCGCGCCATCATCGCCGCCCGGCAGCAAGGCAAGACTTTTACCGAAATCAGCTGCGAGTTCGGGATCACACGCAATGCGGCGTTCTATGCGGTCAAGCGTTGGGCGCCGCAACCGGAGGTGTGATGGTTATCGCGGTCAGCGCTATCTACTACGGCGAACAACAATGGCTCTGGGCGGTGCGGTTCTCGGATAGCGATCTCGACCGCCAAGGGAGCGCCGAGACATTCCCCGATGCGATGGCCGAGATTGACGCTGTGCTTGCGGAGTCCGTGTCATCACCTTCCGTTTGAGAAGCCATCCGTCAGGCCGTGGGCCGCGTCGCTGGTACCATCACTACTATAGCTGGCTCGATTGGCTCACGGCCGCCGTCTTCTGTCTGATCGGCGTCGGCACAATCGGCATCCTTCTCATCATCGCAATCATCTTCAGCTGGTGACGCATGAGTGCCGCCCTGGACATAGCCGACATCCACCCGCGCGCCGCCGAAATGCTCGTGCTCGTCAACGACGGCCTCACGCTCAAAGCGGTCGCCGGACGGCTCGGCGTGCAACCGCGCACCGTCTATGCCACATGCGCCAAGCTCCGCGACATCGGCGCGCTGCCGTTTCGCGAGCTCAGCCCGGAAACCTCGGCACGCGCGCCCGCCACCCCCAGCATTGAACGGTGCCTCGTCTGCGATCGCAAATTCCGGTCCTTCGATCGGCGCCTCAACCGCGTGTGCGGGGCGTGCAAGTGATCCCACCGGTGCGGTTCGGTTCCGTGTGCTCCGGCATTGAAGCGGCGTTCTGCGGGCATGACTGCGCTCGCCGCCAAGGCTGGCCCTGGCTCGTTTCGGAAGCTGCACCCAAGGACAAGAGCCATGCCCCTTAAGACGCCATGGACGCCCGTGCTTACCGCGCGCCTCGTCGACCTCTGCGCGACCGGAGCCTTCGACGCGGATATCGGGCGCGATCTCGGCGTCTCCCGCCAATCCGTGCGCGGGCGGCGGCGGCGCCTGCGCATCGCGAAAGGGCCGCTGCCCACCACTCCACACCCGGTGCGCCTCACCGCGCCCTCGGTGCCCGCCGCGCCTGGCCGCAAGCCGAAAACCTGCCAGTTCATCTTCAACAGCGCCTACCCCTGGCAGTTCTGCCCCGAAATCGTCCTGCCCAACCGGCCCTGGTGCCAAAAGCATTACGACATCGTCTACCTCAAATTCCGCCCGCGCGCCGCCTGATCGGCCGCCGGCGCCAACCCCATACAGGAACCTTCCCATGCCCGACGCCACACCCGCCCCCGAGCCCGCCGAATGCCGCGACGAGACCATCGTTCTCGCCTCCGCCACCATGGCGGGAGACATCCGCGATTTCATCCTCGATCGCCTCAAGCACGAGCATGATCCGCTGCCCTGGCACATGCGCGGCCAAGTCAAGCAGCTCGAAACGGTCCAGCGCGTCACAAGCGCCGTCGACGCGCTCGTGCGCCAAGCTGTTGCGGCCATCGCCGCCGATGGCCGCAAAGTCATCCGCGGCAGCGTCGATCAGATCGTCGTCAAAGACGGCATCAAGGCCGTCATCAAGGTCATCCAGTCCGATCCGCTGCGCCATCAGCTCATCGACGCCCAAGGGTCCGACATCATGCTCGTGGTGTCTGACGCCTCCACCTTCACCGGCGCCCGCTCCGAGGTAAAAATCGACCCGGATCAAAAGAGCCTCGGGATCGGCGACGAATACGATCAACACGCCGCGTGACCAACGCCGCCTCCGCCATCTTCGACCCGCCGCCGCCGCAGTGGCGTCACTACGCCGTATCCTACGGCCGAAAGCGCGACGTCTGGGTCACAGACGACGAACGCGCGGCCATCATGGCGGGCGTTGCCGACGGCACGATCGAAACCCGCGTCGTGAAGGACCGATCGGGCCGCTATGAACAGTGGCGGCCCGTGCCGTGACCCCCGAGCACGCCCTGCAAGTGGACGTCTGCAAGCTCTCAAAAGAAGTGATCATCGGGCCGTTTCGCTTGCGCGCTTTCGACCGCTCGCGGGATGTCTCGGGCCATCAGCACCTCGCCGAAGCGAACCGCGGCGTCCGCGTCGGCACGCCCGATACCGAGCTGATCCACCAAGGCCGCTCCATCAACGTGGAGCTGAAAGCCGGCCGCAACAAGCCGTCCAAGCAGCAGGAGACCGAGATGATCTTGCTCGCCGCCGCCGGCGCCTATGTCGGCATCGCCTATTCCTGCGCTCAGGTGGTGGAGCACTGGCGCGCCGCGGGAGTCCCGCTCACGCTTAACGCCGACCTCGTCGCACTCGACCGCGATCTCAAGCGGCAGGGCCGCGTCATGCGCCGGGACGCCACCGCTTCCGGCTCACGTCCCAAACCCCGGCGCGCCCGCAAGACCGTCGCGCCCAACTGGCACAAAGGACTCCTCTGATGGACGGTTCGCACGCACCCACGATCGCCGATGCTTACGACGCCATGATCGCCTATCGGCAGCGGTTCCTCGCTGCTTGGCTTGCTTGGGTCAAGACCAAGCCGCCGTCCGAGATCATCGTCGACGAAATCGTCGCCACCACTTCCGCCATGCGCCAGCTCGGCTACGGCAACCTCCCTCTCAGGTCGTGACAGACCCACCGTCACCGTCCGCCTCACCCGCCGACGCCATCCGCTGGCTCCGCGCCTTCGTGCGCAGCCACGCCAATATGCTCGCCTTGGTCGAACTCTATGGGCTCGCCCCGCCCGCCCATAACTACAACATCGACGCCCAAATCTCCGGCCAAGCCACCACCGTCATGATCGCCGCAGACATGGCCGACCGGATCGGCCGCGACCGCGACGCAGGCGGCATTGCCGCGCGCGCCGAATGGACCGCCGCCCAAACCCGCGCCCATGCCTTCGCCGAAGCACTCCGCAAAGGCGTCTGGACTCTCGGGCGCGACCGCGCGCCAGGCGGCGAAATCCTCGCCCGCGCCCGCGCGATCAACGCCCAGTTCGACCACAAACACGACATCGGCCTCTCAACCGATCACCTGATCGCCATCACGCGCACCATCGCCTTAGCAGCTGCAACCGGACGCTGACTCTATGGCGGATGATCCAATCTGGGGTCCGAACGGACCGCCGCCGCCCTTCACCCGCAGCAAGCCGCGCCTCGTGCATAGTCGGCCCAATGGTCCCGCGCCCGGCATATACCCCTACACAACCTTTTGCACCACGGAACCGCGCCTCGATCTCGACGACTTCGTCGAGCAGCTCCTGACCGCCGGCACGATGTCCGTCGTGTATGGCGATACCAACTCCGGCAAAACCTTCTTCGCCTCGGATATCGCCATGCGCGTCGCCGCCGGCATGTCATGGCGCGACCGCGCCGTCGAACAAGGGGCGGTCCTCTATCTCGCCCTAGAAGGCGGCTTCGGCATCGCCAACCGCATCGTCGCCTTTCGCGAGGCACACGGCATCGACACCCAAGACGTGCCCTTCGCCATCGTGACCCTGCCGATCTCCATGCTCGACGGCGAGCAGGACGCCCAACCCATCATAAAGACCATCGCCGCCGTGCAGAAAGAGTTCGATCTTCCTCTCCGATTAGTGGTGATCGACACACTGTCCCGCGCAATGCCTGGCGGCAACGAGAACGCCCCGGAGGACATGACCCGCCTGATCGCGACCGGCGACCTCATCCGCGAACAAACCGACGCCCACCTTATGTGGATACACCACTCCGGCAAGGACGCCGCCCGCGGCGCCCGCGGCCACTCCTCACTTTCCGCCGCCTCCGATACCGAGATTGAGATCACCGTGAACGGGGACACCCGCCTCGCAAGCGTGACAAAACAGCGTGACATGGAATGTCACGGTGAGTTCCCATTTGCCCTGAAAGTGGTCGAATTGGGGACAAATAAGCGTGGAAAATCAGTGACTTCATGTGTCGTCGATCATGATGTCACGCTAAATGTCACGCCTGATGTCACGCCCCGTCTGCGTGGACATGTCAAACGCGCCTTCGAGATCCTCTCCGACCTCATTTCCGCGTCCGGAATCACCCACCCAGACGCCCCCCACGGAAGCCTCTCGGTGCCCGATCACTGGTGGCGCGAACGATTTTATGATCGCGCAATCCCAGGCGCAGAGCCAAATACCAAGCGCCAAGCCTTCCATCGCGCCTCCAGCACGCTCGTCGAAAACCACATCGTCGGCCTCGAAAGGGGGCGCGTCTGGCTCCCGAAGCGCCAAAATGAGGCGTGACAAAAAGCGTGACAAAAAGCGTGACATAGGCGTGACAAGCGTGACGTTCGAGTCAATGCGAGACGTGACATGGGGGGGTATATATATGTTTACATATATACCCCTTGTCACGCTTGAGCTCCGGGGTGTCACGCTACAGGTTGAGAGATCAAAATTAGGCGGGCGGGGGCACCCCATCACCACGGCCGAACGGACCACGCTCGTCGTTTCGAGAACGCGATCCGCTGTTTTGTCACGGCGATGACACGTGTCAGAAACCACTCAGAGGCACCGCCAAGGCGTTTTTCCTTTTCGCGCTCCCAACTCAGCGCTCGGATGGCATACCGCCTTCCAGCACGCAGAAAACCGCCCTAGCGTTGATGTTTATTGTATGGCGTCACGGGAGCCGAGAACGCTTTCTCTAGACTCCAACCCAAACGCAAACGAGGACCCACAACCTTGAGATCAAGACCAAGCTCCCGGCAAAGCTCCGCCAACTTGCGACGCTCGCCACGCCAGTGAACCCATCTTGTGGAACGTTTGTTTAGACTTTGTTCGCCGACGGTAGCCCACCGACAATTCCCAGGCTCATAGTCACCATACGTGTCAATCAGCTCAATCGAGTAATCACCCGCCGGACGATCACCCATGTCCTCCAAAAATGCCCAAAATGATTTGCGCCACCGCTCGCAAACCCTAATCCCAAAGCTCTCGTATTTCCCACCAGGGCCGCATCGCCTTCGCATGCAGACATACGACCGATGCGTCGCCTTATGACACAGCAGCGGCGATGGCGGCCTCACAATCCGCCTCAACGCCGCCGCACGCTCCCCAGGATGAAACTCCGCGGAGCAATACCACCGCTTGCCGTTCAGCAATTTGCTGCTCTTCACAGCCACACCGCGCCCGCAATCACAGCAACAAAGCCAAGTCCGCTCCCGGTTCGGCGCTCGTCCCGCCCTTTTCAAAACCAAAAGCTTGCCGAAACGCCGCTGCGACAAATCATGACCACGCATTGATCCTAAATACTTTTTTTTAAAAAAATTGCAATGGGTGGGGTGGCATCGGCTATGGCGATCTGCGTCCCGACGGCTCGTCGGGCGTTCGCATTTTGTGCTTGCATTCCGCGTCACGATCGAGCAGGGTCGGCTACTAGATGTTGTGTCTGAGCCGGTGATGGGTGATCGCGTGAGGCATAACGTATTGAAATCATTTGATAGCCTACTTCCCAAAAGCCACCCTTTTGGGAAGTGACCACGCCTAAGCTGTTGATTTGACTGCGTAACACAGGGATGCCGGCATCTGAGCCAAGTTGACGGCGGTAGCCGCGCGCCCCGCGCGCAACATCAGCGCTACCGGCCGGGAAATTCGCAAGAACTCGATGGTTTCTGTAGAAAAACGGACGTAGTTAACAACCACAACACGCCCATAAGCCGTGCTGTCGCTATTCTAGCGCCGTACAAGTCAAAAACCTATCCTGGCAGGCACAAAGTCGTTTGCAATGTGTTGCCGCGATACTTCCACCGGAACACGATGTGGCATTGGGTGACTGGCAAGGTTATACCGCCGCTCGAAGTGTTAGATGCGTTAGCAACAACGTTGGAAGATCGCGCGTTGGAGATGCGAGAGGCGGCTGCGGCGTTGCGTGCTCAAGCGGATGCGCGTCGGGCGCAACCGAAACGTTTACGCGGATTTTTCTGCAAGCCGGAGTGTTGATCTGGGGTTGACACGCGCGCGCGATGGGTACATACGCGGCTTACCGGCAGGGAATGGACCCGCCGAAGAGGAGATGGCTCCGATGGCATATAGCAGCAGAACGGGACGGCGGGTGATCAACGGCGCGGCGGGGCGCCAGAGCTGGGCCGAGGGTGAAGTGGTCAATGTGGGGTTCGTGCGGGGCTTGGAGGTGGTGAAGCGGGTTCCGACGCCTGGTGATCACGCGCCGGACGCCTATGCGCTGTGGCAGCCTGCGACGGGTCGGTTTTACCGCTTCGTGCCGCACAACGGTCTGGAGCGGGTGGATACGCTGGCCGAAGCACTGGCGGCGTGAGGGGAGGCGTGACATGACCATGGCGCGGGCGTGTTCGCTTGCGTGGCTGTGTGATTGGTATTGACACGCGCGGGGTGCGTTTGGGGTCATCGGGGTCCGAGGTAATCTCGGTCACATGCCACAGACGCCGCTCGGTCGTCGCCGCGCGATAGAGCGGCCCGGACAGATGCGTCGGGTTGCCGGCGATGACCAGATGGCCCTCAATGCAGGACGACAGCGCCGCCTCGGCCGCCGCCATGACGGCATCGGGAATGCCGCCCGCCTCGTCGATCAGGAACAGGATGTAGTCGGCGTGCGAACCAGCGAGCGTGTTCGCCTGTTGGTTCGCGTCGGCCGTCTTCGACCAGGACCGCGCCGACATCCACCACGTCTCGGGATGCTCGCGGGAGAAAATGCGCGTCTTTTGCCACTCGAACGCCGCCATGAGGAACGGGCTTTTCGTCTGCCATTTGGCCATCTCGGTCCAGAGCGTGTCTGCGAGCGTGTCGGCGGTGATTGAGGTGGCAGCGATCTTCGGGAAAGGGCGCGTGGCCAGGAAGTTCCAGGCAATCCATGACAGCAGAGCGGTCTTGCCCGGCCCCTTTGAGGCTTGCATGGCCTGGCGCTGATGGCTCGGAAACGCCCGAAAAACGTCGTCCTGCCAAGGATCCGGCGTCACGCCAAAGACCTCGCGGACGAAGAGGTCGGGCCGCTCACGCCACCGGCGTATGTTGTCGGCGGCCTTGGTCATGACGGCCGGAACGTCGCGCCTATATGTCGGCTGAGCGGCAGCGGGATCTTGGCGATCATGGCGCTGGCGAACTTGCGACGAGGAGACGCGCTTGGGAGTTGACAGAGATTGCCATCGAACCAAACTGCGCCTGCGCCTGCGCCTGCGCCTGCGCCTTTGCGGCCTTCAGCAGCAATGGCATCGCGTGGGTTTCGTCCTTTTCCGCTAGTCGTGTTGTGCGCCACCGCGAACCACGACTCGCCGCTGTTCTTGATCTCCTGATCTCCAGCGATCCGCGTGAAATCCTGGCCGCGTTTCGTCTGGTCGCTCCAGTTCATGCCGGACGACTTGAAGCCCTTGAACGTGATCGGCATGAGCGCGGGCACGTCGCCCCAGAGGTAATACGAGCCGAAGTTCCACCGTGCGCGCCCAACCCACTTCTGCGCGCCGCGCACGTTCTCGACGACCATCGGGATGTGCCGCCCGGCCGCCTCGCACGCCTCGCGCTGGATGCGGAAGCACGCCTCGAACAGCGTGTTGTCCGGCGGTGGAAGCGCCTTGGCCTTCTTCCAGGGCATCGCCCGGTAGGAATACGCTTGGCACGGCGGCGAGGCGACGATGAGCGCCGCGTCGCGAAACTGCGAGCCGTGAAGCGTCTTCACGTCTTGGATGACGAGTTGCGCCGGATAGCGGTGCTCGCCGTAGACGTGCTGTTCGATGTCGAAGCCGATCACGTCGTAGCCCTCGGCGAGCAGGCCTTCGGCCCAGCCACCCAAGCCGCAATAGAGGTCGATCGCGAGCGGTCGCATGGGCTCACCCGTCACCCTCCGGCTTTCCGAAGCTCTGCTCGATCAGGCTGGCGATGCTCACGGTGCCCGAGTGCTCGACCTTGTCCTTGAACATGCCGAGGTGGCGCGCGATGTTGGCCAGCGCCGCATCTTGCTTGGTCGCGCATGAGCACCTTGATGCCGTCCTTGCCCAGCTGCACGCCGGCATAGAGCTTGCGCGCCGAGCCCTTGAGCTTGCGCGTGTCGTGGACGAAGACGCTGCCGCGTCCCTCGCCGTGGCATTTGACGCAGTCCGGTCGCGCATCAACCTTGCCCACGTCTTCAGCGTCCCAGCAGTCAGCGCATGCGCCGCCGCGGCGGTATTGGATGAGCTCGTTGGGATCGGCGGTCGCAATCTCAATCCAGCGCTGCAGCACCCATCGAGAATCGACTTCAAGCTGCTCAGTCACCTCCTTGCGACCGTTTTGCTCAGCCTGAGCAATGTCAGCATTTGTCAACAGCCGCGAACCTTGTTGCCGAGCCGTCTTGATGAGGTAGCCCGCCCTGATCGCCGCCTGCGTCGCGTTCAGGTCGATCAGATACTCGGCGACGAAGCGCTCCTGCTTGGGCGTCAGTTTGCCCATTGTGGCGCCTCCAAAAAACTACCAACCCGCGCAAATACGCTATTGACGTATCCGTTAATGACGGATATATGTTGCTCATCGAGACGGGATGGCCCGCTCAAACGAGGAGACGGACGATGGCGACCTCTACACGGTATCAAGTTTCGCCCATAGCGACAGAACATTGTGATGCTATTGATTTGGAAAATGTTATCCTGAAAACGGATGACCTTGTCGTCGCCAAGCAAGCTGCTGAGCATAATAGTTGCCCGTTCGGCGCTGGAATACTCGACTGCCAGAACGGATTGCTGGACGTTGGGTTCGGCTTCGGCGTTCCCTGCCCCTCTATCATGGAGTAGGCCTTGAGCGCAGAAACACTTTGGTGCATGGCCAGCGCAAGCGGTCATGCCCCTCTTTGCAATCGCCTGACCAGATTGCCGGCAGCCGATCAAATCGGAATGGCGGCGGAACTTGCAATTGCCATCGCGCAAAACGAAGTCAGTCGCAGAAATACGTGGAATTCCATAACTGGTGAAGTCGTGTGGTTTTGGCCGCGGGGCGGCCGGAATGGCGACTGGTGGATGCTGCCCATCCGCACCATGCGTCTGGCCGAGAGAATCACGTGGTGGACTGGCGGCTATGTCCCGGCTATGCGTCGCATTGCTAGGCGCCAATTGGCGCAGCGGGAATGGCACAGGCAAAACGGTGGACCGCATCCCCTTCCAGAATATGGAAAGATGTGGATTACGCTCAAACAGCACCACAATTTGCTGAAATTGGTGACGTTTGGACGACCGCCGCGTGCGCGGATGCCGCGGGTCGTCGGCTACCAGCCAGTGTATGTCGGAAAAGGAACGTGGAAAGTAATGGCGCTCGACAAGCACGAAAATACGATCCGTATGATTGGGTCTTACGAAACTGAGGAGGATGCGATTGCATGTGCGCGGCGATGTGCGAAAGCTCTTTGGCGTCTCACTTATGGCAGGGAAGAGCGCACCTGACATGAACCCATCCGAACTCCGCGCTTGGCGCCAGGAACACGGCCTCACCCAAGCGCAACTCTCCGAACTGCTCGACGTTTCGCAGGCGACTCTGGAGGGCATTGAGCAGGGGCGCCGACCTGGCAGCGCTCTGCTCGGCCCCATCGGCGTGCTTCTCCGCACTTGGGACGCGATTGGCGTGCCGGCACTCAACAGGGCGGCGTGATGACGCGGTTTTGTGTGCTGCTGGAAGTGCAGACGAATGATCCGCGTTTGACGATGGAGCGTGTGCAGTCCGCGAACAAATCTGCCAAGGCAATCTCGGCGGTGCGGGCGGCGCTGCTCGACGTGTTGCCGTCTGACGTCGAGCGCGTTGTCGCGATCATGGACGTGCGCGAAGCCAAAGCGGCGATGAGGGTTTGGGGGCAAGTGAAGAGCGAGATGGGCCTCGACGAATTTGCGAAGCCTCCGGGGGATTACGTTCCGCCAACACGTGACTGACAGCGAAACAGCCTGGGCGATTGGCCCGGCTAGAACGGGATTGAGACCTGATGAGCAAGGCATCGACGATTTACACGAACAACGTGCGGGAGACGCGACGGCATTTCGCGGCGCTTGAGGAGGAGCTGTTGCGCGACTGGGCGCGGTCGGACATGGGCGGCGTTGAGTACGAGCGCCGGCGGGACGCGCTGCGGGCCGAGATGGCGCAGTGCATCGAGCAGGAGCGGGCGGTCTACTGGCTAAATGCCGCCGAGGAGCGGGGCGGCGTGCTGCGCGAGTTTTCTGTGGCGGAGATACGGGCGCTGCTGGCGCGTGGGGTTGTGGTCATGTCCTCGGTTGGGGTGAGCGGCTATAGCGTCTGGGACAACGGTTGCGACCGCGTGCTGACGCTCGACGAGCTCAGGGCGCGGGCGGGATAACGAACGGGAGGGAAAGCGGATGGATTGGCCTTTGCTTGGCGTGGCGGTCTTCTGTGGCGCGTGGTGGCTGTCAGACCGCCGCTTCCGGGCGGGTCGGGAAGCCGATCTGGACAGCCAAGCCGCGTATGAGTTTCGGCAGCGTGAGCGCATGGCCAAGCTGGAGGCGCAGGTCGTCGCGCTTCAAATCGAAGTCGAAGACCTGCAACGGCAGGCTAATCCGAAGGGGACGGGCGACTGTCATCCGTTGGTGGCTAAATTGTTCGATGAGTGTAATCGCGGCAAATAGGGCGACGTTTGCAAATTTGGGTCGTTTGGCGGCTTTTGGCTGGGGGAGACCCGATGATAGGCGATGCGACTTTTGCGGAGATGCGGGCGGCGATCGACGGCGCGGAGGTGTTCCGGCGCGGAGGTGTTCCGGCGCGGCGAACCGTGCCCGCCCGTGGACCTTTTCGACGCGATGCGGTGGTCGCGCTATGTGGGCTGGGTTTCGGCGAGGCGGGCCGCGCGTCTCGCCGAACTGAGGGCGCAGGAGTCGAGGAAGAATGATGGCCGTTGTTAGAGCCCCGCCGAGAATGTGTGGATCGTGCCCTTATCGTCGAGATGTCCCGGCGGGGGTGTGGGCCGCGAGCGAATACCGCAAACTGGCCGATTACGATAAGCCGACACCCTTACAGCCGCCGCACCTGTTCATGTGCCATCAGAACGACGGATGTCTGTGCGGAGGTTGGCTGATGACGCATGACCGGGACCATCTTCTTGCACTTCGCATAGGTTGCGAGCGGCTGCACCCGAACGTGTTCAGCTTTACATCGTCGGTTGCGGTCTTTGCGACTGGAGCGGAAGCCGCCGCACACGGCATGAGCGGCATTGACGAGCCTTGCGTTCGCGCGTGTCAGATAATGGAGGCGCTTGTTCTGAAAAGAGCGCGGAAAGGTGAGGGACTGCGAATGACGCCGGATCGGTTGCGGGAATGCTTGGATATCATTGGCTGGACGGCTCAACAGCTGGCAAGGCAGCTGGACAGCAACGAGCGCCAAGTGCGACGGATGGTGGCGGGCGCTTCGCGCGTGCCGCCGCCTGTGGCGGATTGGCTGGAGGTGTTGGTCAGACTGCACGAGGACAACCCGCCGCCGGCGAAGGGTGCCGCGCCGGAGGTCCGCGACGAGGAGGGTGAGGGGTGAGCCCAAGACAGCAGCCCACACCGCCGCTGACTGAGCATATCCGGGTGACGCCGGCGATAGAGACGCCGCCAAGGGAGACGCGGAACGTGCCTCTTCATGAGCATGTTAGACGCAGTTCTGCCGAAAGTGTGCCGCCCGAAGGCTTCCTTCCACGCATCGGCTCATGGCTTTCAGCCGCGCTCGACGCTGCCGGCAAGTCACGCGACGGCATGCCCGCGTCGAACCACGCCAGGATGTCGGCTTTCATCTCGGCGCAGACGTTGGGATCGCATTGGCCGAGGCGCGGGTTGAGGTGGCAGCGCTACAACGCGATCTGGCAGACGCTTGCGGTGCTGTTCACCGCCTTATGCATGAAGGGTCTGTCCAGATAGCGGCTATGGAGGCGGCGAACGCGGCCATGCGGGCAGCGCTTGTGCGCGTTATTGAAATGCAATCCGAGCACCTATACGGGCATTCCGAGACGGCTGCCGTGGCGCGCGCGGTCCTCGCGCGATTGAGCCCACACACGGACACAGCGAGACCTCGCAATGACTGAAGGTTTCCAAGACTCACCGCAAACCAGCCCCGAACAATTTCCTGAGCAAAATTCAGCGGGTTGGCGATTTCGCGTCGGGGTCCGGCCGCGAATTATCACGCACGCGCCCCTTGCGTTAGTGTGGGAAATTCCCTCATGTGTGGGATTATTCCACCTAACCGGGGGCTGGTCTCATGAGCGATTCGACGGATGACACCATCGCGGACACAGAGGCGCGACCTTGGCATGGCGCCGATAGTGCCTTTGAGGCGCTATATCAGTGGGTGAAGAGCGAGATTGCAGCGCTCCGCGGGGAAACCACGGGAGTTGTTGGCGATGTGGAGGCTGTGGCCGCGCCAGTGGCTGAGGATGCTGCGCCGGTGGCGGGAGAGGCGTCGCCGCAGCTGGTGAGCGACGCTGGCGATCAGTCCGATCAGCACTATGACCAGCAGGAGACGCAGGAGCACGGCGAGTGAGCGCGCCGCCGTTCCCGCTCGGCGTCTTCACGGGCAATCCTGGGGACAGCAACGCGGTTGCGCAGTTCAACAACTTCGCCCAGCTGATGGGCGCGGTGCCGCCGATCATCAACGTCTACATCGACGGGACCGTCAACCCGGACACCTGGCAGAATTCGGTCGGTTACTGGGTCGGCGTCTGGGCGGCCAACGCGCCCTGGAACGCCGGGAGCCCGACCGATCGGACTGTCATCCCCATGTGGGGCATGCCGATGGGCTCCCTGGATACGACCTATACGCCGACCCAGATCCTGCAACGCTACGTCGCCGGCACCTATGACGGGTATCTGAATTCAATCGTTTCAGCATCTGGCGCGGCGGGTTACAAAACGATCCTGTGCCGGCCAGGCGTCGAGATGAACCTGACGAGCACGCCGGGCTTCTCCGGCTACTACAACAATCCCGCGCTTTGGATCGAGGCCTTCCAGCACATCTCGACCGTGCTCCATGCCGCCTTTGAACAGTATGGCGTCTCCGGACAGGTGATCTGGAACCCAGGCGTTGCCGCGGCGACCCCGGCCGGTAATGCCACGCTGACGCTGTGGCCGGGGAAGCAATACGTCGATGTCGTTGGCATTGACACATACGCGGATTTGTATCCGTGGGGGCCGTTGACGGATCAACAAATTTTGTCATCAACCGCTAATATGGAGCATTACTACTCGTATCCCGCGTGGAACGGGACGGTTGACGATGCGAGCAACGGCGTCTGCGTTTCTTTGCTCGGGATCATCGCTTTCGCCAAAGCGCAGTGGCTGCCGATCGCCATATGCGAGACGGGCGCCGGCGGGCGCGGCGGGCCGTCCGACAATCCCGTCTGGTGGCAATGGCTGAGACCGAATTTGGACGCCGCGGTGGCGCAAGGCGTGCCGGTGGAGTTCGTGAGCTTTTGGAACGCTAATGGCGGCGGCAGTTATCAGTTCACGGGCGGACAGCAACCGAACGCATCCAACGCAATCGCCGCGAACTTTGGCGTCAACGCGCCGACCGTTGCGCCGCCTCATGCCGCGAGTGCCGCCGGGACGCAGCTGCCGCTCACCACGATCTACGACACCAACGGCACCGCATGGACGCTGCCCACGATCGGCGGCCAGATTTACCGCAACGGCACGCCGGTGCCGTCCTCGGCCGGCGTCGTGGCGCTCTACTGGGACGGCAACGGCCTCGACCAGCTGAACAACAAAGGGGTCTGGTGGACCCAGCCGCTTGACGGCTCGGCGGGCGTGCAGACGACAGCACCAGCGGGCTACGTGCCGCCATGATCGAGGCGAGTTACGCCGAGGCTTGCCGCCACTGCGACGCGGGGCACGCGCCGACGTGGCAGGCCCACACGCGGGAGTGGGTGCATATCAACAGCCCGCTTGCGGCGAAGGGCTCCAGCTGGAGCATCACGATTTGCGCGGCGAACCACCTCCGCAAGAGCAAACCGCCGAATGCCGAGGTCAAGACCCCATGACCCTCACAGTAGTTCCGATCGGGCGCCCGAACCTCGCAGATATTCCAGCAATGCTCGAGCACACAGCCGCGCGCATCCGCAACGGCGAGATTGAACCGACGAGCCGCGCGGTGCTGGTGCTTTTGGTTGGAAAGCCGGGCGAGCGCCAAGTCGAGGTTTATGATTTCGGAGCCGACGACGAGGCGATGCCCGGTGTGCTCGGATCAATTGGCATGCTGATGGTCGCTCAGCATCGCGTGCTTGCCAAAGTGAATTCGTGAGCGCCATGACCGTTGATCGCGAGGCGCGGAACGCTGCGATCCAGTTTCACAACCAATCGTTGGCGGTGGTCGGCACCGACAAGCCCTTGGCCTATCGGTTGCTGTGTTCGGCCGTGACGGTCGATCCGGACATGGCGCAAGGCTGGTACATGCTCAGCAACGCTTGTGCCGATTTGAAACTGTTTCCCGCCTCGATCGCGGCGGCGCGGCGGTGCTTGGCCTGTCCGATGGGTGATGCGCCTGGCGATCTGACCGAACAGCTGCGCGCGAAAACGATGGTCAATCTCGGGCACCGCTACTTCCAAAATGGCGATGTGCGGGAGGCGATGCTGACGACAAAGGCGGCGATCGGCCTTCTGGATTGGGAGCCCGATCTAGACCCCGAGGGCCGCGCCTTCGCGCATACCAACATGAGCCTGATCCTGTCGGTGCAGGGGCGCGTCGACGCGGCGCTTGAAGAGGCCAAGCGCGGCTTTGAGTTGAACCCGACGCCGATCAACGAAACGGGCTTGGGCTTTGGCTATCTCTTTGCCGGCGACTACGCCCACGGTCTGAAACATTTTGATGCGCGTTTCGCTTACAAGGCGGAGCTGAATTCCTACTTATCTTGGCCGTTTCCGCGCTGGCAAGGTGAGCGCGTCGGCGCTTTGTTCGTGGCGGCCGATCAGGGGATCGGCGACACGCTGAGCATGGCGCGGTTCGTCATTCCGGCAGCGCAGGCGGCCGAGAAGGTCATCTTCCAAGTGCCGCCTGAAATCGTGTCGCTCATGGCACTCGCGATGAAGCCGCTTGGCAATGTGGAGGTAATGGCGCAGTCGGCGGGGCTCGTGCCGGCTGATGCCTGGGTTCCGGTTGTCTCGCTGCCCGTGGCGCTTGGTTTGACCAGCGAGCAAATCCGCGCGCAACCGCAGGGCTGGTGGATCGACGTGCCGCCTGCGGACCCCGTGTGGAAGGCAAAAGGCGCGAAATTCCATATCGGCATCGCCTATGGCGGCTCGCCTAAGAACGAAATCGACATTTGGCGGTCGGCGCCGCTGCATTACTTCCTGACGCTCGCCGAGATACCGGGCGTGCAGCTCTATTCGCTACAGGTCGGCGACCGCGCCCAGGACATCCACGCGATCGGCGCGGCGGCGCTCATCCGCGACATGAGTCCCTGGATCAGGGATGCGATGGACACGGCAGCGATCATGCAGCAGCTCGACGTCATCGTGACGATCGACAGTTTCGTGGGACACCTCGCCGGCGCTCTTAGCCGCCCGTGCTATACGTTGGTGTCGCGTTTGGGCGGCGATTGGCGCCTCGGTCGATCGGGTAACAAGCCGCTCTGGTATGACAAGACACACCTCATCCGCCAAGGCGACGACGGACGTTGGGAGCCGGTCTTTGAGCGTCTGTTCGGGCTTCTCCACGGATGAAGCCGCGCATGTCCTACCGCAACGGCGTCTGGCACTGCCGCTTTGGCCACACCGTCGGCATCGGTTCGACGATGCGCCGTGCCTGGGATGACATGTGGTTCTGGCATGACGTTCTGATGAGGCGCCGATGACAGACGACACACTTGATAACGTCCGCTGGTTCATGAAACACCGGCATCGCTGCTCACGCATTCGGGCATCCGAAAAGGGTGAGGCAGAAAACGATTTTCTAAGGCTCGGCGATCACGACCCCGAGCGGCGGCGGATGATCATCCTGCGCATCCCGGACGGTCCTCATCACGGCGCTCTGATCTGGATGCCAGTCGTGTTGTATAGCGATGAGACGGTTGAGAATACCGATGAAGTTCTGATGCCGATCGTGCATGAGTTCATGCAGGAGGCGCGCGGTGAACTTCACTGATCTCGCAAAGAAGACCCATCGGCCATGAACCACGACGATCAGGAACGCATTGTGTTGGAGATCGCTGCGAAAGGCGAACCCATTTTGGACATCGGCGCTTGGGAAGCGCCGGTTTTACACTTGGCGCAGCGCGGGTTGCTCTACAAGTTGGGGCATCATTACCTGATCACCGCAGATGGAATTATTGCGTTTCAAGAGATGAGACGGGCGGATGACGCCGCCTTTGCGCGCGCCGCTGATGGCGGCGGCGCAATCATAGACGGTGAGGTTGCGGATGCCGCGCCCGAAGATGGTTGAGGTCGACAGCAGCCACGTTTCGCGGATTGGCTACTCCCCGCCCGATCAGGAACTGTGGGTGGATTGGGACACGGGTAAGACCAGCGTTTATCAGGGCGTGCCGCCCAAGCTCGCCGCAAACGTCATGACGTCATGGTCGGTTGGCCAAGCGCTCAGAACCGACATCAAGGGGCACTATGAGCACCGATACGCCGAGTGACTTGCCGGCTTTTGTTGTCGATGGCGATTGGCACGACGACGCCTATGCGCGCCTCGCCGCCCGCTCAATCGTCAATCTGACGGGAGCCGATTTCATGAAGGTGCTCCAAGGGCCGCGGCGCCACCCTTACGAGGCAGGACAGTTCACGCAAAAGGCCGTAGACGGAAAACTCGTCTACTATCTCAATGAGTGAGACCGAGCTCAAACCGCCAGACTACAGCGGACCTTTCACGCGCATGGCGGACAAGATCGACCTAAATAGTTCCGGCGATTTCGCGGGGGCTTTCGTCGTTGTCACTCCATCGGGCGACACGCATACCATGCTGCTGCTCGACAGTGCCAAGAATGAAGCGATTTTCTGGGGCACCGTCAAGAGCATGGTGGACATCAATCTTTCCGCCATCGACGAGCGCGAGCGGATGATGGCGCCTGGCGGGTTTAGCAGGCGGTAGCCATGGCCGGATGGTCCAAGGCGAAAGCCGAACGCACTAAAGCGGCGTTCTATGAGTTCCTTGGCAAGACCGTCATAAAGTCTAAGGAACGCGGATTCATAGTGCTGCGTGATCATTTATACGGCGCGCAGACAATGGTCATTGATGCCATTTTTGACGGTCTCGCCGAAGACAAGCATGATTTCAAAATTCTGAAGTCGCGACAGTTGGGCGTATCGACGATCGTCCGCGCGCTGATGACGTTTTGGGCGGGCGTGTTTCCGGTCACGGCGGTTCTGGTCTTCGACACGAGCCAGCATCTGTTGGAAGCGCGTCAAGAGCTTGTGGACATGATGGAGCAGTTTCCTGCCTCATTCAAGTTCCCGCGCATTACCGGCAACAACCGCTATTCGCTGACGCTCAGCAACACGAGCCGGATCAACTTCGTGGCGGCCGGCGTGCGCGAGACAAAGTCGTCGGGCACGCTTGGGCGCGGCTCTGCGGTCTCCGTCGCGCACCGATCGGAGCTGTGCTCCTACGGCAACGCGTCCGGCATTGAGGCGTTCCGCGCGTCGCTCGCGCGTGAAAACCCGGATCGGCTCTTTGTCGATGAATCCACGGCGCGCGGTCCGAACCTTTGGAAAGAGATTTGGGATGAGGCGCGCGGCGATCACCACTGCGTCTGCGTCTTCTGTGGCTGGTGGTCGCATCCGGGTCAGAGGATTGACCGGAAGGACCCCGATTTTGAGATTTACGGCAAGGCGCTCCCGACAAGCCAGGAAAAGGAGAAGATGCGGATTGTCTGGGAACAGTACAGTCATCAGATAACCGCCGAACAACTCGCCTGGATCAGGCGCGAGATGAACCCCGTCGCCAATGATGATGATGACGACGGAATAGACTACAGCGGCGATCCGCTTCGCATCCAAGAGCAGCCCTGGTATGAAGAAGAGGCTTTTCAGATTACGGGAGCCGTCTTCTTTGATCCGGTGAAGCTGACGGAGCAGATCAACAAAAACGTGTCGCGCAGATACGCGTCATGGTCATTCGAGGCGGGCGTCGAGTTCAACAACTTTCGCGTGTTCAAGTCGCCGAACCCGCGCTCGACGCAGCTCAAGATATGGGAGGAGCCGGTCGAGGGCTCGGTTTATGTCGTGTCCGCCGATCCCGCCTTCGGGCATAGCGAGAAAAGCGACCGTTCCTGTGTGCAGGTGCTGCGGTGCTTCTCCGATGGCATTGACCAGGTCGCCGAATATGCCTGGCCGCTGATCGACAGTAGACAGTTCGCTTGGGTGATCGCTGCGCTGGAGGCTTGGTATAGCGGCGAGAGTTCGATCATTTACCGTATCGTTGAGATCAACGGACCCGGCGAAGCGACATGGCGCGAGCTTATGAGCTTGCGACATCAATTGCAGCAAGGCTACTTTGGCCGCGAGTTCAAAGAGAAGGGCTTGGAAAACATCCAGCGCAACGTTCGCAACTATACATACACGCGCTCAGACGCGGCGCATCCCGGCTCCAGCTGGCAATGGAAAACGTTCAGTCAGCTTAAGATTGCGATTATGGAACGGCTTCGTGACTTCACCAACGCAGGCATTCTGCGCGTGCGCAGTCATGACACGATCGAGGAGATGCGGACCATCGCGCGCGAAGGCGACAGCATCGAGGCGGCAGGCTCCGCGAAAGACGACAGGGTCATGGCATTGGCGATGGGTATCCGCTGCTGGGACGAGCGCGTGCGGCGCAATCTCGTGACGACAAAGCGGACGCGCCAGTTCGAGGAGGCGAAGCGCAAGATGACCATGCGCGATCAGATCAACCTCTACAACGAAAGCCAGTTCGACTCTTTCCTCAAAGGCAAGGGCGTCATACGGCAACGCGCGCTGTCGGAAGCGCGACGGCGCAGCTGGAGATCGTCGTGACAAAAATCAGAGTCTACGCCTGCCCAGGGACGGAGACGCACCCGCCCCATCAGTTCCGCTATCTGCATCACCCGAGTGTCGAGGCCGATCCGCTGCCACGATATTGTTCCGTTTGCAGCTTTGACAGCCAAGGCGAGGACATGCCCGCAGCGCTGACGACGCCGCATCTGGCAAAAAGCATCAAAGGCGTCGTCGACACGATGCACCGCGAGATGGAAGCGGGCGCCGAATTCCGCGCGCAGATGGCTCAAGAGCAGTTTGGACTTGACGCTTCGGAGGCCGCGCTGATGAAAGAGACCAACATGAAAGACAATCTGCGCGCCGGCGACACGTCATTCATCGAGGTCAATAACCCGGTGTCTCAGGTCATGGCAGCCGCGCCGGGCGTCACCGGGTTCCAAGGCGCGAACGGGCTCGGCTATAGCGGCGCGGTCAGTCAAGGCGCGTTTCCGAACGCGGGCGCGCACGCCGCCAAGTCGCTGCGAGAACTGCACGCACGCAACACGCAAGGCGCCGGGCATTCGGGACCCGTCATGAGCACGCTTCCCGCGCTGGAGACCACGCTACCAACCTACAGACCCAGGGTTTAGGCCATGTCAGCCGCAGTCGACAATGATCTGCCGCGCTCGTCATCCAAGGCCACGCGACCGGAGGCGATGGTCGATCTGCCGGCGGACAATCAGCTGCTGGTCAGGCGAGCGCTTGAGATCATTGAAATCTGCCGGGCCGACGCGGGGACGCGCGCAGCGTTCTATCGCCAGCTCGCAATGATTACTGAGAACGGTCGCAACGACGGCACGAAATCTTTGATTAACATGCTGTATACCGTGCTCGACAGGCTGGCGTCATTTCTGTTCTCGCCATCGAATATCAGCTTCACGATGGATTTCGAGAACGAATATGAGGACGAAATCTTAGCGCGAGGTAGCGTCGCGGCTCGGCTCGTGGCGCACTCTTGGGAGCGGACCAATACCGACATCCTATTCGCGCAGGGCGTATTCGAGGCGCTGAAGTACGGTTCGGTGTTTTTGAAGCAGTGGATCCGGCAGGACGGACCCGACAAGCTGCCGATCTATCATTCGAGCTTGGTCATGCCTTGGCAGTTCGGCGTCTATCGCCCGGATTGCAATGTGCTCGATGAGCAACCGGCAATGGTGGAAAGCGTCATGCTCAGCGCGCCGGAGATGTGGCGGCGCATCTATCATATGCCGGACGCGCGGAAACTGTTCGACCGGATCATGCTCAACGCGGCACCCGGCGGCAAAAGCGATGTCAGCAATTCGTTTTTCAATCAGGTGCTGAGCACCGCGCCGCTCCAAACCGGCGTGACGGGGGCCACGCGGCCGATACCGGGCGGCGTCGTGCAGTTCGGCTCCGATCCGTCAAACGCGTCGATCAACCCGACCACGACGGCGCCCATGGTGCAGATGCACGAGCTGTGGGTCTGGGACAAGGAAGACTATTGCACCATCCAAATCATAGAGCCCGACATCCTGATCGCGCCCCGCTTCAAGCGGTCCAACTTGCTCATACCGGGCAACATCCATAGCGGCCTTCACCCCTATACGCTGATCCAGCCGAATCAGACGCAAGGCAATCTCTGGGGCCGATCCGAACTGTTCGACCTGATTGAGCCGCAGAACCTTCTCTCCACCACGGCGGCCGACATCAAACGCCTGTTCGGGGTGCAGGTTGACAAGCTCTTGGCGTTCTCCGGCGGGGACGGTCTGTCCGATGAGCAATATGACCAATACCGCGCCGCCGGCTACATGAACCTTGGACCTGGCGGCTCCGTCAATGACATCACCCCGAAGTTCCCGCCCGAGGCTTTGCCGCTGCTCGACAAGCTGATGGGCATCATTGAGATGCTGTCCGGCTTCGACAACATGCTCTCGGGCCGGGGCGAACCCGGCGTGCGCTCGGGCGTGCAGAGCAACCCCTTAATGAAGGCGGCTGGCGCCCGCCTTAAAGACCGCAGCCTGATCGTCGAGCGCCAATGCGCCGCGGCGGCCGATCTGCGCCTGTCTATCATGGGCGCTAAAGACGGGCGCAATTACTGGACCAACGCCAAGAAAAAGCAGGAAACGTCATTCTTGCTGTCCGATCTGCCGGATGACGGCCGAGTCGTGGTCGATGGGCACACCACGAGCCCGATCTTTGAGGCGGACCATCAGGCGCTCGTGGTCGACGGGCTCAAGCTCGGGCTGATTGATCCGGTGTCCGCGATCGAACAGCTACCGTTCCAAAATAAGGATACGATCCTGGCGCGACTCCGGGCCAAGCAGGAGAAGGAAGACGCCATTCTGGCGCAGCTGCAAAAGTCCGATCCGGACGCCTATGCCAATCTGCTCGCGCACGGCGGTAAGAAGAAGTAAGATTCGGCGGGGAGATGACGGGGAAGATCAACAAAGCCAGCCTCGCCTATCCGCTAGGGACTCTTTAACACATCGGGGAGATGACGGGGAAGATCAACTGGGGCTCCGCGTAGACGTTAGGGCCGAGCGCACATCGGGGAGATGCGGCGGAGGATCAACTCGCAAGACACATTTTTGCGTTAACGGGAGGCTTAGCACATCGGGGAGATGTGGGGGAAGATCAGCAGTCGACGCCACGCGCGGCTTTGTGACAATCTCGCACGCCCGGCGTGGTGCCGTGCGAGTCGAAGGACTGAAAACAACGAGATAGCCCAGAACGCCCGAAGGCCGCCCCCGGCAAGGGACGGCCTTCAGTCCGGCAGCGCCGGGATCGCTCTGACTCCACCATCAGAGCATCCCAAAATCTGACCCTTTTCGCAAGAGCCCATTTCTTGCCCAGGGCGGAGCTTTGTCCGGATGCAGCGGTTCTCGGCCTCGCTACGAGGAGCCGAGCTATGTCCGCCTACACCCTGTCCGGCGCCGAAGCCGGAGGTATCGCCGCCCGCGTCCGGCTACTCCGCCGCCAACGGCTTCTGACGGCTTATGAAGCCGCCCTCGCCGATGTCATGCTCTGGACCGCCCGGAAGCCCGGTAGCGCGTGCCTTACGGCTTCACTGGCAGTCCTCGCCCGTCTTGCCGGCCAAGCGCGCTCGACGGCGACAGCAGCGGTCCGGAGGCTTGAGGAGCTGGGTCTGATCCAGCGCATCCGACGGCGTGTGCGCATGCCTTGGCACGGCGGCAGGACGGCATCGCGCCAAGTCGCCAACGCTTACCGTCTAATCGCGCTCGCAACAGAGACCGCAGGGCGCCCTGGAAGAGAACAGAGTCTAATCATCTCTGTGATCGAGGCGCCGATTGCAGAAGTGAAAGCGGCCCGTGAGGTCTTGGCGCAGCGCCAGAAGGCATTGGAGCAACGGTGGCTGGCGAGACGAACGGGCGTTGGACCCTATTCCTGCATTGGCGCGTAGCCCTGAGCAACTAGACACGCGTTAGTCTCATCGGTGATTTGTTCTTCGGCTGTCTTGCCGCCGTCGGTGCTGTCCACGATCGCACCACCGAGAGCGCCGCCGGCGGCTCCGGCGAAGAACATGACGTCTTCATAGGCCTTGTGATGCATCCGCGCGTGGTAATTACAGCTGTAAAACGCGCCCATCTTCGCGCAGCCGTTGAGCGCCATCAGCGCCAATGCGGCGCCCACTGCGATTACTTGATGACCTTTTGCTCTGCCCATTTTTGAAACTCCGCCCTCGGCAATAACCAACGTTTTCCGCGGCGAACGTAGGGCGGCGGATTGACGCCGGTAAGCCTCAAATAGAGCGCTCCGTAAGACAAACCGACAATATACGCCCCTTCCTTTACGGTTAGGTAACGCTGCGGATTTGCGCACGGCGCTCGGCGTTGCTGCATGGATAGCTTATACTGACAAAACGCAGAAAACACAAAAAGTGGAAGAAAATACGGCGCTTGCCACTACATATGCCCGCCTCTGAGAAGTCAATCCGTCCAGATTCAAAGTCTCCGGGTCCGCAAGGTCCAGGCGGCGGCGATAACGAGGAGCGTCTGGACGCAACTTCAACCGAGGAGGCAACCATGAGCTATCGCATGAAGCGTAAGGGCAAGCGGCGCGGTCGCTGAGTCCAGCATCGCCATGTCGGGCAGTATGCCGCCATCACCGCCTCCACCCCCAGGACCGCCACCGGGGGGCATGCCTCCGGGTGCTGGTGCCGCGCCGCCGGGTCAGCCGCCTTTCGGTTCCTCCCCGGCGACAGGTGCCACCACAAATCCCGGTCTCGCTGCCAAAGGGATGCAGGCTGCTGGCGCGCTGCTGAACGGCATGGCGATGGTTATCCCGCTCGTCGGCGCTCAGACGCCGCTGGGTCAAGCCTTTGCAAAGGCCATGATCGACATCGGCAAAGAGCTGCCGCCCGGTGCCACATCGCCGCAGGGCGAACAGAATTTCCTCCAGCAGATGGCGATGCGCCAGCAGCAGATGATGCCGCAGCGCGCCGCAGTTGGGGGCGCACCGCCTGGTGCAGCACCACCGCCCGGCGGAGCACCGCCGCCACCTCCACCGATGCCGCAAGCCGCTTAGGAGCCGTTCATGGCCCAAAACATTTTTTCCGATCCAACGAAGAGTGTCCCCAAGAGCGACGAGCAGATCGTGCGCGTCGACATGGAACAGCTCGACATCGGGGGGCGCAAGTCGCATCTGCCGGCAGCCAGTCGTTCCGATTCGATGTCGATCTCCCACGTCCCGAACGCAGGGTCGAAGAGCTAACCCATGGCTCTTGCTCAGATCGACGAGGCGGAGCTGCTAAGCCACCGGCAGGTCGTCGATGCCGTCAACGGCATCATGTCCAAGCCAGAGGCCCGCAAGCTACTGCTGCAAGCGCGCAAGCTCGCCGATCCGAACGCGATCATTCCCGAGTTGGACGCCGCCGCGCCGCTCAACGAGGGCTTGTCGCGTATTGAAAAGACCCTTGCGGATCTCCGTGCTGAGCGCGAAGCCGAGAAGGCCGCCGCCGCTCAAGCCGCGCAGATCGCCAAGTTCGAGCAGGGCTGGAACCAACAGCGGCAGGCGTTGCGCGCCGCCGGCTGGCAGGACGAAGGCATTGCGCAGATCGAGGCGCATGCCCAGGAGCGCGGGATTTTCGACCTCGAAGTCGCAGCCGCGCACTGGGAAAAGTTTCACCCTCCCGCCGACCCCGTGCAGCCGAGCGGCGCCGGGTCATGGCAGTTCCTCGAAGGCACGGGCGGCGATGATGGCTTCATGAAAGCCATGCTCGACAGCCGGGGCGATGATGAGGCGGCGCTGAACAACGAAATTCGCGCCACGCTCAAAGAGATTCGGCAACCTCAACCCGGCGCGCGGCGCTAGCGACTAAGGAGTTCGTGTCATCCCGCTCCCAGGCATAGGTGTCGCCCCGTCAGGGTCAATCTATAACGAACTGACTGCGGTCACTAGGCGCGCGTTCGTCAGAAAATTGTTCGTACAAATTTATTACGCTTCACCATCGTTGTTCTACCTTTGGGGGAATCAACAAAAAGCCGCGGGCGGCCTAAATCAAGTTACGATACCGTTACAAGGCTCAAGCATGGTGCAAGGGCAGTTTACCGGGTATGGCGGCGGGTTCAACAGCCCCGTGATTACGCCTGGCATCCAGAACGGCCAGTGGAACTTGGCTTACTGGGTCGTCCCGATCCCGCTGCCGTTTGGCGAAACGATCATTCAGGCCACGGATCGCGAAGTGTCGCTGCTCAAAGCGCGCATGAACGATGCCTATGCCGTGACGCGCCAGAACATCGCGAAGCTGCTGTACACGAACAACACGGCGAGCCCGCTGTATCCGGACAGCTTCATCAACGCCTTCGACAACGGCACGAACTGCCCGACCTATGGCGGCATCAACCGCAACACTGCGGGCAACTCTGCATTCCAGGGCCAGTACATCAACGCCGGCACCGGCACGACATGGAACACGACCTATTCCACGGCGACGCTCGGCTGGTCTCGCTCCGCGATGTCGGCGCTGCTGACGAAGATCACCGACACGGCCGGCGGCGAGGCTCCGACATTCGTCGTGATGAACCCGGCCGATCACGCAACGCTGAACAATTCGTTCATCGGGATTGAGCAGGCGTACACGCTGCCGGGCCGTGCTTACACCGCCGACACGCCGATCCGATCAAGCTTCCCGAACCTCAACGTGGCCGGCGTTCCGATCTTCGCGGATCACTTCTGCCCGGTCGGGAACCTGTTTGCTGTGAACGTCAAGTACAGCAACATGTATTGTTCCGAAGATGCAATGTTGGACTTTTCTGGCTTCTACAGCTTGGTACCGCTCGGGCAGATCGGACAGCAAGGCATCGTTGTTCTAGGCTACGACTTCGTCTCTGCAAAGTCGTCGTCTGGAGCGTGGGTCTACGGGTTCTCTGGTAATTCGTACTAGGATCGTAACGGACAAGGTGATAAAGCAATGACGATCCTGATTTCTGGACCCGGCGTGGGGTTGCCCCCGCCACAAAACCTGTATCCCGCGTATTTGTCGGCTGCGCCCTATGAGGCGTCGACCAACTACATCGCGTTGTCGGGCGGCGACGTGCAGACGATCCCGGCGGGGCGCTGGTGGGTCGATCTCGGCGCCTATTCCGTTTTGCAGTATCTGGACCCGGTCACGGGCGTCTGGCGGTCTTTTTCGAGCGCTCGATCGCAGCCGCTGCAAGTCGTGAGCGACGGTTTCACGCGGCGCGTGGCGAACCTGACGGGCTGCCCGATCGGGGCGATCGTCAACAACGGTGGGTCGGCCTTTGCGGCTTCGACCGCGACCATCACCGCGAACGTGGGCGGCTCGCTTTGGACCGCCATCGTCGGCGGCTCTCTGTCGGTCTCGACGATCTCGGTTGCGGGCTCGGGCTATTCGGTCGCGCCTCTCGTCTACATCCCGGCGCCGCCCAATCCCGGCGTTCAGGCAGTCGCTTATGCGACGCTGACGGGCACCAGCGTTACGGGCGTCACGCTGTCCAATGTTGGTGCGGGCTATCTGTCCGCGCCGACGGCGGTCATCCTGCCCAACCCGGTCGATCCGAACGCCGGCAGCGTCACCACGGCGAGCGTCACGCTGATCCTCAACGCTGCGGAGTCGGGTGCGATTACCGGCGCTCTCTGCACGTATAACGGGGCGCCGCTCGCGACGATCTCGGCGCTCACGCTGACCGCCGCGGGCGGGTCCGGCACGGGCGCCACGATCAACCCGGTGGTGCTCCAGACGGTCACGTCGGCGTCCGTTGTGGCCGGCGGTGGGGGATGGGGCGTGGTCGCCGTGCCTGCCAAGGTGACGACCGCCGGAGGCCAGCCGACGATCACCTCGGCGATCGGCAATCCGTCGATCGAGCTGACGGGGTTCAAGCCGCGCGATGCGAACATCGCCGTGACCACGAGCAGCGCGGGCGCGATTTCGGCACCCGTCGTGATCGACGGCGGGCTGTTCGCCAACACTCCGACGCCGGTCATCATTCCGGGCGGCACGGTGCCAACGACGTTGGCCTCGGTCGCGCTCACCATGGGCTCCCTGGTCGATACGGTCACGCTGCAACCGCTGTGAGGCGACGGGGATGATGGATGCTCGCCGCATATCTCGCCGCAACGCAGAACCTGCTCCAGAACCCGGCTGCGCCTAGCCCGCTCTATTCCACCGCGAGCCTCACGACTTACATCAACACCGCGCGCGGGCAGCTCGCCGGCGAGACGCAGTGCTGCCGGTATATATGCACGGTCGCTCTCTCCGCCGCGCAACAGGTTTATGCCTTTTCAGCGATCGTCATCCCGTCCGCCAGCGCGAACGGGATCAATGATGTGCTGAATGTCCGCACGATCTGGCTTGAGTCCGGCTCGGGCACCGTTTGGCTTCAACCTGAGCCGTTTGAGCAGTTTTCTGTCTACGAGCTCAACAGCACATCGCCAAGTTCCGGATCACCCGCGAAGTGGGCGCAGTTTGCGCAGGGCGTGAACGGATCAATCTATCTATCGCCCGTCCCGTCATCCACCGGGACGCTAATGCTGGACTGCGTGTGCAATCCCTTGCCGCTGACGAGCGACAGTTCCCCCGAGGCCATCCCGTATCAGTTCACGGATGCAGTGCCCTACTTCGCGGCGTATCTGGCTTTGCTCTCAGCGCAGACGGGCGCGCGAACGGCGGAAGCCGACAAGATGCTCCAGCGCTATGATCTGTTCGTCAAACGCGCGCGAAGCGCCGCAACGCCGGACGTGCTGCCGTGGGTCTACGAGCAAGTACCTGTGCCAGGCGGCCTTAACATGCAGCCGCAGCAACGGAGGGCGCAGTAATGCTCTTCGACTACTCGCGGCGCGTGCAGAAGCTGATCCGAGACACGCGGTCTCAAATCATCAACCCGTCCGATATTTTTGAGTACATCAATGAAGCGCGCAACCAGATCGCGGGCGAGGCCGAGTGCATTCGATACATCGGCACGCTGACGTTGTCGGCGGGGACGAATGTCTATCCGTTCAGCAGTATCGTCCTGACGGGCGGCACGGCGGCCGGCATCCAGGGCGTACTGAACGTGCGCCAAGCCTGGTATCAGGTGGCATCAGGTCAGCGCTGGTTCCACCCGCGACCGTTTGAGTGGTTTGCGCTCTACGAGCTCAACAACCCTGTCCCGACAACTGGACCTCCGAACGTCTGGGCGCAGTTTGCGCAAGGCGTGAACGGCTCGCTGTATGTGTCGCCATATCCCGATCAGGCTTACACGGTGCCGCTGGATTGCGTCTGTTATCCGGTCTCGCTGACGACGGACACAACCGTGGAGGCGATACCGCTGCTCTGGACATACGCGGTGCCCTACTACGCCACCTATCTCGCTATGATGTCGATGGAGACTGGCGAGAACACGCAAAACTCAGAGCGCATGTTCGCCAAATACAAGGAATACGTTCAGCGTGCGCGTGTGGCCGCAACGCCTTCCGTCATGCCGACGATCTACAGCCAAGTGCCGTCTCCGGTTCGCGCCAATCAGCTCGGCGAAGCCCAACGCGGCGGACCCCGCTGATGGCGTCGCTCTTCACCTATCTCAAACAGACGCAGAGATTCATTCGAGACTCCAGGCAGGAGCTTGTGGACCCGAATGACCTGATCGACTACATCAATCAGGCGCGGCGTGAAACGGCGATGCGTGCCGCTGCGATCCGCGTGCTGCCGCCGATCTCGGGCGCGGTGACGCAGATCGTCATTAGCTCTGGCGGCACCGATTACGGATCGCCCGTCGTCACGATCTCGGACCCTGACAGCCCGAGCGGCTACCGGCCCTATCCGAACGGCAAACAGGCTACGGCAATCGCGGAGCAAATCAGCGGCGTGATCACGTCCATCAATGTGAGTTTCGGGGGTGCGGGTTACTTCCAACCGATCGTCACCATTACGGATGCCGACGATACGGGCTCCGGTGCCGCAGCCTATGCGATCACGACGATCAACAACACGCTGAACGAAGGGCAAGAGGTCTATCCGTTCAGCGGGATTGATCTTTCGCCGTTTCCCGGCGTCGAGTCGATCTACTTGGTTCGCGGTGTGTCGATTATCTATTCCAACTATCGATACTCTTTGCCGCAGTATTCGTTCTCTGTCTACCAAGCGATGATCCGGCAATATGTGGCATCGCAATACCAATACGTCCCGACGTTCTGCTCGCAGTTTGGTCAGGGCACAAGCGGTAGCCTGTATTTGTATCCGCCGCCAAGCCAGCAGTATCAGCTCGAATGGGATTGTCAGTGCCTGCCGTCCGACCTCACGACGGATCAGGATTACGAGCCGTTGCCCGATCCTTGGACGGATGCTGTTCCGTTCTATGCCGCTTATCTCGCGATGATCGAACTCCAGAACTGGAACTCGGCGCGCACGTTCGAGGCAGAGTTTGAGAAGCGGTTGCAGGTGCGTCAGCGCGCCACGCGACCGGGGCGCCTGAGCAACCCGTACGGCCGCTGGTGATGAAAAGCGCTCTCATCGCGTCATTTTCTCTGCTGATCCCGAGCTTGGCCTTTGGTCAAGTGCTTCAGTCAGGCGGCGTCACGCGCGGCCATGTGGCGACATGGGCGGGCTCCGGCGTCATTCAGGACGCCGGAACCGCAACAAACGGAGTCGTCACGAATCTGGGATTGCTGGGAACCGGCACACCGTTCTGCATAAATGATGCGGCAATCACCTCGTCGTCGGGCTACCACCAGCTGTGCTTGGGCGCGAATGTGAGCGGCGCAGGTGCGTTGCTTTCCTATGAAGCCTATGGCGGCGCGTCCGACCTTCCTTTGCAATTCTCAATAAACGGCGACACTTATTCAATTCCTACAACCTATGTACAAACATTAGGTGGTCTCTCAGGTGTGATTTCCGTTTCGCAAGCAGAGTCAGTGTTAGGCGGGACAACGAGTGGAACATTATATCCCGGTAACAATCCTTCGGGTTTCATAACGTCGTCGGGCGCGCCTGTGCAGAGCGTGGCAGGCAATACAGGCGTCGTCACGGTCGGGGAACTGTATAGCGCGCTTGAGGGGACCACCAGCGGCACTCTTTACCCCGGTAACAATCCCAGCAACTTCATCACGTCATCAACCGCGGCCTCAACCTATGCCCCGCTGGCGTCGCCTGCTTTGACTGGCGTTCCTACCTCGCCCACAGCGACGGCGCTCACAAGCACCACGCAAATCGCCACGACCGCGTTCACGACCGGAGCGGTTGCCACCGAGACAAGCCGAGCCGAAGCCGCCGAAGCTTTGAAGTCTAATATCGCTTCGCCGACATTCACGGGCACGGTGACGGTGCCCACGGGGGCTGTGCTAAACACGCCCGCCTCGGTCAACCTGACCAATGCCACGGCTCTGCCCTATAGCGCCCTGCCCGCACTGTCGGCGAACAACGTGCTCGGCTCCGTCACCGCGACCACGCCTTCGGGTCTCGCGGTGCCGTCCTGCTCGGCGTCCAACGATGCGCTGTCTTGGACATCAGGAACCGGGTTTGGGTGCAACACGATCTCAACGTCCGGCACGCCTGGCGGGTCCAACACGGACGTCCAATACAATTCCTCCAGTTCGTTTGGCGGCGTGGCTGGCTTCACGTTCAACGGCACAAACCTAGCAACGCTCGGCGTTTCAGGCACTTCGACGGGCGAAGTGCAGCTGAACGGCTCGACAAGCGGGTCGATCACGCTCACGCCGCCAAGCGGCGCGCTCGGCACCGCCACCGTCACGCTGCCGGATGGCGGCACTTTGGCTGTTTTGGCATCGCCTGCGTTCACTGGGACGCCCACTGCGCCGACAGCGTCCGCCGCCACCAACACCACGCAACTCGCGACGACCGCCAATGTCGTCGCGACGATTGAGGCGCCGCCCACTGCGGGCTACGGCAGCACGACGCCCGAACCCGTGGCGGGCACCACGATCAATGCGTCAGGCGCAATCACGCCATCGACGACCAACGGCATCGTTGGCACGACCTTAGCCGACAGTGCAAATTCAGGAAGTGTGGGCGAAGTCATTACCGCCACAAGTGGAACTGTGTCACTATCAAATTCCACTAATACAAATTTGGAAAGCGTGACTTTGAGCGCAGGTGACTGGAACGTCACTGGCACTGCAAATCTGTCTTGCTCGGGGGGAAGCGCGATCGGTCTCGTTCTTGCTGGATTTAGCACAACGTCCGCCGGCAGCCCAGCGTTTCCCAATTATTTTGAAAATGCGTTCACAGCCAACCCGGTTACGATATACACTGCGGGCCTACCTATGGTCCGCTATAATGTCAGTTCAACAACGACGGTGTATCTGGTGGGCTATGTTGCTTGCACGGGAACAAACACCGGGCAAGGCTATATTTTCGCACGGCGCGTGAGGTAATATTATGAGCGGCACCGGACAGATTGTCCAAACCGGCACCATTACGCCTGGTCACGCGCTCATCTGGACGACTGATGGCGTGGCGCAGGATGGTGGTCCAGCGATTGCAGGTCTTGCGACGGAATACGGAGTCGTCAAAAACGGCGGCATCGCGTTTGCGGCCAACAGCGGGGTGTCGCCGGAAACCTACACGCAGGTCGGTTTTGGCGTTTCTTCGACTGGCACAGTTACGTTCTATGCCAATAGTTTCGGAGAAGGCGCGCCCGAAGCGTCAGTGTATTTCAACATCAACGGATCTGTATACGCGTTTCCGGGCTCGGGTGATGGGAATGTGGTCGGTCCGATTTCAGCCACAGCCGGCGATATTGCCGTTTTTAACGGCACAACAGGCGCGCTCCTTGCAGACGGCGGCGTCTTGTCAACAAACATTGTTCAGGGTCCTTCTTCCGCTGTATCCGGGCATGTTGCTACGTTTAATGGGACAGGCGGCAAGCTTATTGCAGATGGTGGTTTTAGCGTCTCAAGCGCTGTTCAGCCGGTTCTCGGTGAAAGCACTTTGGCGGCCGCGCTGTTTGCGCTTGGCGGCGCGTCGCTCTCTGCCGCCAACACGTTTGCGGGTTTACAGACTTTAGCGCCGGGGGCAATTCTTGCTCAAAGCGGCAGTACAGCGCTTACCAGCACGGTTTCAGGGACCGGAACGAGCACTTCGGGTGATGGGGGTTGGTTCCACTTATTCAATATAACCAGCGACAATATCAACGCGGGCGGCAACTTTGTCGATGGTTTGGCGGTTGGCCACAACTATGGCGGCTCCGCAGCGCAAGGTGGCAGACAAGCCATCGCTGGCCAGCTGTTTTTCAACTCTGCAACTTCGTCCAGCAATAGCAACCGCAATTATGTCGGCGTTCTCGCTGAAACGGTTGCATCGGCCGCCGACGGTGGGTCGTCTGGCACACCGCAAGGCGCGTTCTTTGGACTGAATGCGGTAGCCGAAGTAGGCGCAACCACGACTTATGCGCTCAACGTGACTGCTGCGGAATTTGACGTGAGCTGTGCGACAGGATCAAGCGTCAAGTACAAAACAGGAATACAGGTCGTATCTGTGTCGACGGATGGCGTGCATGGATCTTCAGTTGATGCTGCCATCGTGGTGACGGCAGAGCCTGGCGCTGCGGGATTCGGAGTAGGACTGCAATTCAACGCCATGAGTGGCGCAACCCCGATCATCAATAACGGCACGTTGATACAAGTCGAAGGAACCGGGGTCACGCTCACAACGGGAATTGACTTGAGTGCTTGGACTGTTACCGGAAACCTAATTCAAGGTGGTAGCGGCGGCGGCGGTATGAGCAACACTTCGCTAACCCTCAACGGTGTCACCACGCTGAACGCGACACAGCTGCTCCTTGGCGGCAATCAAGTCGTCACGGATCGCATTCACGGTTGGACGTCTCCTACCGGGACGGTTTCTCGGGCGACGTTCGCAACTGGGACGGCAACGACCTCGCAGCTCGCACAAGCTCTTGCTGCCCTGATTGAAGACCTCACCACTCATGGTCTCATAGGAACGTAGATGGATCAAAAGACCGCTGATCTCGCTCTCAAGTTTTTGCAACGCGTGTCGCTTGTGGGTTCCGAGGTGCCTGCGTTTCTTGCGGTAACTGGAGCGATAGCAGACATTGCGCGGGGCGCCGTCGAATGCGCGCCTGCAAAACCTTTTTCAAAAGCAATCAATGATGTCTGATCGTTCCGAGGCATTTCAAGTCATTGCATTTGAGGGGTTTTCCGGTCTTAACACGGAGCCATCGCGCGTGGCGATCAAAGATGCCGAAATGGCATGGTGCGACGGAT